TATCATCTACCGGTCTATTTTCTTCAACAGCTACCCAATAGTCACCAATGATAATAACTCCTAATAAAATTAAAACACCTGCTGTGATTAATAATATTACAATATCTTTAAAATTTTTAATCATTATATTTTTTGCATCCTTGGATCTGTTGATAAAATATTTTTTTCTGCTTTTGGTCTAGCTACAGAATCTTTGCTTCTTTTTCTAAGTTGAGCGATAGCAGATTCTTTCATCTGTTTTTCTTTTTTAAGTTTTTGTAAATCTCTTTCTAGGTTCATTTTTTACCTCCACCATTACGGAAAATTTGTGTACCCTTAATGCCATAAATGCTCGCTACGACAAGTATCCATAAATTTGTAAACCACGATGGAAGCTGCGAGAACATCTCGAAAAACAATTTTACCTTGTCCATCGCTGTTGGATCATCTGATATCACCGCCCACGCAAGCACCAACACGGGCAAACTTAATATTACGAGGACCGCCTCGTCTTTCCAGTCCGATTGCCTTGCTTCTAATAATTTGCCTTGGTAAGCTTCCTGGCCTTGAGCCATTTTTGTAGCGTGCATAAGCTGTGCTTCTGACATAGCCATCTTCGTCTTCTGCTTGTTAGCGTAAATTTTTGATCCTGCAGATACTGCAAGTTTAATAGCTGAAAACCACATTAAAATACTCCTTTAAATTTTGTTCCTCGTATTGCAGCTCCACCGCCTCTTGATAATTTTACCGGAGGTACTTGAGAGTTAGGTCCTTTTTTAGGTGGTGGACCATAAGGTACTCCTCCACCTTTACTATATGCTTGAAAATCAAAAAATTTTTTAGGAGCTGCAGATGTTTTTGGCACTGCTGTAACCGGTGGTGTTTTTATGCATGGTGGAAAAGTCCCATCTGGACATTTAGCTTGAGCACCTTCTCCAGCTCCTTGACGTATTGGTCTTCCAAATGCATCAATTTTTCTGTCCATTCTATCTTTTGCATATTTTTTATAAATTTCATTTCTTCCCTCTACTCCTAAACCAGTAAAACTTTTATCTGAATATAAACTTCCTTTTTTATCTGTTCCTAAAACACTTTTTTCAAAAAATTTTCTTCCTCTTATTGTATTTTTTTCTAGAGCAGGAGAGATGATAGATGCAACTACTTTGGTTCCACTAGGAAGCATACCTTTAATACCTCTTTTGGTTTCATAGGCACCTTGTAATTCAAAAGCTTCTTTAATATCTTTTGCAGTAGATAGTGTTCTATCTTTGCCAGTTTTATTTCTATTATTTATACCTATCTCTCTTGTAGTAACTCTATAATCATTTAAGTTATATTTTGTTTTAGGCTTATCTAATCCAAGATATTTAGTAGCTAATTGTTTTGTTTGATATCCAATATTTTGAATAAAGTTTGGTTGTTTTTTTGGTGGATCAACTCTAGTTGAGGTGTTTGTGGTTGTAGTTTGTCCAGTTCTATTTGTAACATTTCTGTTATGATTAATTGTTTGTTGTTTGGTAGATTTATCTACTGCAGCTCCTGTAAAGCCATAACCCTTATCAGCTCTTTCTTGTGCTTTATCTTTAGCACCAAAATCAGCTCCACCACCTCTAAGTTTTGCAACTTTAAATTTTCTTTTCATTAATTACCTTGCCTTTTTTTTAATCTAGCTAATTCAAGTTTCTCTTCAGCAATTCTAATTCTTTCTGCTGCTTGATCTTCATTATTTTCTAGTTTCATTTTTTCAATATCTAATCTTTCATCAATTTCATTCTCTCTAATTTCATTTGAGTTCATATCTTGATCTGCTCTTCTTTGAATATCAATTGCTTTAAGATCTAATTCTCTTTCTTTCAATGCAACTAACGGATCTTTCTGTTGACCCATCGCTTCACCTTGAGCAAGTTGTGTAGTTATCTCTGCAACTCTTTTTGCAATCATTGATGCAACTCTTATCTCTGCTGCTTCTGGATCTTGTTGTAACATTTGTTGCATTTGAGGATCATTTTGAATCATAGCACCTACTTCACCTTGAGCTTTCATTGATACATGCTCAGATATGTGAGCCTGTAAAGCTGAATAAACTTGAGGATTAATTTGAACCATTCTTGTAGCTATAAATGATGCGTGTGCAGCAATATGTGCATCATGATCTTGAGTTGGGAATGCTTTTAAAGGTTTCATGTATAATGATTCCATATTTTCTGTAGCAGGATCTTTTGGTGTTGGTTTTTCCTGTGGAATTAGTAATTGATCTATATCTTGAGTACCTAATGCTTCGTAAACTCTACGATATGCCTCTCTTAAGTTGTGCATCATAGGATTTGACATAGCAATCTTTAAATTTTCGTTAGCAAGCGTAACTCTTTGTGCCATACTCATGATATTTGGGTCGGCAACCGGTATTACATCGACTCTATCATCGAAATCAGTTTGTTTTACTGCTTGATCTGCACCATATACTGAATATGGATAAATTGGTGGTAGATATGTTGCAAAAACTTTTGATAAAAGTCTAAATTCTCTTCTCATTGAGTAGTAACATCGCTTGTGTATTGCACTCATGACTCTCGAACCACGCTCTAATAAGGACACAGTCGTGCCAACAGCTCTATTTTGCATATCATTACCCGTATCCATGTTAGTAATTGCTGCAAACTTCTGTCCTGCATTAACAACAAAGCCCATTAATTGGTATAATGTAGCTGATGGCTCCTTAAATGGTAAAATTTGGAACTGATCTTTAATATTACCTCCAGGTGCATCCACATCTCTGAACTCTCCTGGCTGAAATGGTTGGTCATCGTCTCTGATTCTTATACCTCTAGACTTAAATCCTGCAGGTAAGTTAGATAATGTACCCGCATCTAGTAATTGTCTTAAAGATTGTGTAGCTGTTCTAGATAATCCACCTATCATGTGTGTTAATCCAAAACCATAAAAGCCTAATCCTGGTAAAAATTTAAAATGTACAAAATATTCTTTTCTTTTTTTAGTCTCATCTTCCATAGCATAGTTACGATAGATAGATAAAACTTCTCCTGAACCTTCATCAATCGTTATAATGTAAGGAATCTTAACTTCTTTTTCTGAGTTATTATTTTCAAACTCTTCTAAATTACAATCAACATGCATCTCAAGAACTGAGTATGAATATTGTTTATCTGTTGAAGGGGTTACTCCTTCTAACTCTTGATATTTTTTTTCAATCTCTGTGGGACCTGCTGAAGTTGGTTTTAATTCCACATCTCTATAAAATCCTGCTGCTTGTTTTTTAAGTATTTCATTTTCTCCCATTTTAATGACATGAGTAATTCTTTCACATTCCATTAAATCTGTGGTGTAGTAGGGAACCACTAAATCTTCTGCAGGAATAAATTTAGATACTGCTCTTTGCATCACTTCATCATAATAAACTTTTTTAAATGCTGATCCTGCTAACGCTAAATAAAATAATAATTGATCAAATTCTGGAGTGTACTCTTCCATCTCCTCTGTAATCATATAATTCATAAAATCTTGCACTCTTTGTGCTTGATTCATTTTTTCATTATCCTCCACCCCAAGAACTCTAGTTTTAACTGGTCCTGAAGATGGTAATAATTCTTTATAGGCTTGTGCTTGAAATGATGTAACTGCTTCTGATAGTAGAGGATGAGTCACGGATGCCGAACCTTTAAACGGTCTAGTCATCTCTGTGTGTTTAATTCCAAGAAGATCTAAATTACTTGTATATGAAGTTTCCCAATCTTTTCTAGAGACTCTATCTTTTTTATAATCATCTAATAACTGATTAGATAATCTTTGCAGAGTCTCATCTGACATGTCTTCTGCGATATTTTTAAAAAAAGATTCAGTAGCGTCAGCAAAATCCTGAACCTTTAATTCAGGTTCCTCTCCTTCTAATTCAATATCTACTTCTTGCTCTTCAAGAGTATCTGTCTCTTCAATTAGAGCTTTCTCAATTTCAGCCATGTTAACTTAATAAAGTTTTGTTGGTCTCATTCCACCTTTAGCTAATCCACCACCACGGGCTCTAATCATTTTACCTTTTTTAGCTTGTAACTCAAAACCCGAACCTGTAGTCAAAGCATCGTACTGACTTTCAGATTTTGGCATAGTTGGTGAAAGCATACCTTCTTTTTTTCTTTTAATGACAGCTTTATTTATTTTCTTTTGAGCTGCTTTTATTTTAGAAGCTTTTTCGTCAATCTCTCTTGGTAAAGCATCTTTATCAACAGTTGTCTTTGTAGTTTTACCTACAAGATTTTTTGTTTCATCTCCAAGATCTATAACTCTCTTCTTAGCATTAATTTTTGATGATGATGGGGTTTTAGCTCCTGCAGGTGCTCCGATAGGAGCTGCAGTTTTTTGTGCTCCCATCATTTTTGATGCACTGTACAACGCTATACCAGCAAGTGCTGCTTTTTTTAATTTACTTCTTAATTTTTTTGACATGTCGTCTCCTTTAATTAATAATATACGTATTTCCGTTCTTTATAACTTTCTACCTCATCCTCGTCAGAATAAGTAGTTACAAAAGAACCTTGTCGGTATCTTAACATAGCTTGTGTCGTACTGTCTACATAATCGTCATGCTCACCATGAGGAAACGCAGCACATTCCTCAATTACTTCTTGAGCCCAATGTTCGTCTCGAGGATAATACACTTGTCCAGATTCAAATATTGGAGAACAAGCGTTGACTCGTGAGTGTTTATCTTGGCCTCTTCCTGGTGTGTAATCCATAACCGGTATACCCATTCGTCTTAATTCTTGTAATAAACTTTGTCCACTAGCTTTAGCTTCTATAATAATTGTCTCTGGTTGCCAATACTTATATTGATCAAGTGCAACCATTTTTAATTCTGGAAAATCATATTTACCTTTAATAGCATCAATTAACATAATAGCATCAGGCCCTGATTCGTGAGGCGTGAATATTCCCCATGTAGTAATTGCACTATAGTCGGCAGTTTCTTTTTTACTAAATGCAGTATCATAAGATTGAATAACATGTTTTAACGTAGGAAAATCCCCGACCCATGGCTGCCACCATTCACGTTTAAGAATTGCTCCTTCCTCTGACGTGGGGTTTTGCATGTATTGAGCTGACCAATTTCTAATTGATATTGACGCTTTAACTTTTTCTAATTCATCTAGGCTCCAATATTCAGGCCACACGGGTTGAACATTGTCATCTTCTCCAAGCAAAGCTGGAAAAGAAATTGTTTCCCATTGGTCTGACTTAGGTTCATTTTGTGATTTAATTAATCGACCAGTCAAATCATCTTGAGCCCACCTTGTCATTACAAGTACAATTGAGCCTCCAGGTTGTAAACGTTGTCTAGGACCAGACAAGTACCAATCAAAAGTTCTTTCCATTGCACTATCGGATAGTGAGTCTTGCTCCGTGTGTGGATCATCGATAATAAGTAAGTCCGCCCCTCGTCCTGTGATAGAACCGCCAACACCCGCTGCAAAGTATTCCCCACCTTGATTGGTCTCCCAACGTCCTTTTGCCTTACTATCTTCTCTTAGTCTAACATCTCCAAAGATCTGTTTATACTCTTGACTGTCAATTAAGTTTCTTACTTTCGCACCGAACCTTCCAGAAAGTTCTGCATTGTGTGATACCTGCATAATTTTCATTTTAGGATTCTTTCCAATCATCCAAGCAGGAAAGTATATAGATGCAAATTCTGATTTAGTGTGTCTAGGAGGCATATTCACTATGAGCCTTCCTTTTTTATTTTTTGATATCTTAGTAAACTCGTGTGCTATGTGTTGATGGTGTCCCCATTTATCTGGATCCTTATCAGTTCTGCAAATGAAATCTGGCCAAACATTCTTTACAAAATACAAGAAGTTGTCTTGGCATAATTTTATATGTTTCAACCATACTTTTTCGAGCCTCTCTCGTAATTGATCGGTGGTCAATAATTCTGTATCTGTCATCTTAATTTACTATACCCTTGGGTCCCCTTAAAATCTACCCCCTAATTCTACCAAGCCATACTACTTCTATCTGTCATACAGGTTATAGGTAAAAGTTAAATAAGTCGAAAAAATTACCGTAAAAAATTGAATAAATAAAAATTTCTATTTTTGGATTTTGGTTGGTACCTCTATGAAGGGGGGAGCCACACGCCCCA